CTGCTACACTTAACCACATCTTGTTCACCTTGAACTACTACTCGAAGATGTTGGCCTCGTTGAACATGTCGGTCATGTCCCTCTTCCTCTTCACGAAGATCGACGACTCCTTGACCGAGTTCCTGATCTCGGGGCCGTGCCACTTCAAGTCCTCCAAGGGCTTGATGTTCACCGTGGTCATGTAGTTCTTGACGATGCAGTTGTACAAGATGAGCGACATCACGTTCGAGATGTCGAAGTCGAACGCGTTCCTTATCTGCCACAGCAGCATGTTGTGGAACGTCTTCTGCCTCTCCTTGTCCTTGCTGAACAACGTCCAGTACTCGTTCATCTCCCTCTTGTTCACCTGGATCGTCATGGACATCGACTCCGTGACCAAGTAGTCCACGAGCTTGATGATGGAGTTCTTCTCGGACAACTTCGTCTCGACGTACTCGTCGGAGTTGTTGTCGTCCCTGGCCAAGGAGTCCAAGAAGGACTCCATCACGGACTTCGTGGCGTTCAAGCCGATCTCCAGCTGGTCGGTGTCCTCGTTCGTGCTCTCCATCACGAAGTTCGAGTCCGTGACCACCAACGACGGGATCAACGACATCAAGTTCAACTTCATGCTCTCCATCCCGAACGCCTCGTTGATCAAGGTGACCGAGTACTTGTCCTCGATCTCCTTGTGGGCCCTGTTGAACCTCGTCTGCTTCTCGGTCAACTTCAGCTCGTACAACAAGCTGTTCTTCAACAAGATCTTGTCCAAGGTGATCAGGTCCGGGATGTCGTCGATGAGGTCCTTGATCTGGATCTCGTCGTCGAACGCGTCGACGATGTAGCAGTCCTTCAAGACCGTGTCGTCCACGGTGTACGAGTCCGTCAAGATCTTGAAGGTGGCCATGATCGTGTCGTTGTCCTTGAAGGACTTGAACCTGGAGGCCGACACGACCAAGTTCAAGACCCACTTGGTCGCGTTCTTCTTCACCTCCGTCTTGAACATCATGTTCGACTTGTTGTAGTAGACGTTGTGGTTCTTGCTCCACACCTTCCTGTTCATGAAGGTCATCCTGTAGCCCTTCTCCTTGTAGTCGAACATGTCCTTGTTGAACAAGCTGAAGATCCTGTTGTTCCTGTCCGACAAGTCCATGTCGTTGTTGCTGTAGATGTAGATGTCCATGGACGGCTTCCTGTCCTTGGTCACTATCAGGGTGTCGATGTTCGACCAGCACATGGTCTTGATCTTGGACTTGTCGTAGTAGGAGTTGAACTCGACCCTGTTGTACGAGATCTCGTCGGAGTCCATCATCTTGTCCTTCGTCAAGGACCTCAACTTCATCGCTCTGATCAACTTGTTGTCGGAGTTCGAGATGTTCTTGGAGACCTCCGAGGACATGTAGTCCATCGTGTCCCTGTTGAGGGAGATGGAGGTCAAGAAGTTCAAGGAGTCCAAGTCCTTCCTCCAGGAGTCCGACTTCTTCTCGTAGGCGTACGACGGGTTCGACCTCGTCCTGTAGATGTTGGAGATGTTCTCCTCCAGGGACCCCGCGTCGTACGTGTCCGTCAACATGTTGACCTGCAGGAACTTCATGGACTTCTGGTTCAGCGCCAGGTAGTCCTTGAAGTCCTTGAAGGGCCTGTCGGACTTCTTCATGAACTGCTCCATGAACGAGAAGGGGTTCTCGTACATGGACGAGGTGTTCTCCACCCCGACCATCGAGCACAACTCCTCCATCGCGAACTCCATGACGTTGGACTTCATCTTGTTCGGCTGGAAGATGTGGTTGATGATCTCCGACGAGGAGACGTTCAACATGCTGTCGCCGGCGTAGAACCTCAAGGTCTTCATGGTGGCGTGGTAGTACCTCGACGTCTTGTTCATGGTCTTCAACGAGTCCTCCACCGCCGAGAAGTTCAAGGCGATCTTCTCGTAGTTCTTCATCAACAGCAAGCCGCTCTTGTTCGTCATCTGCTTCGACATGATGTAGGACACGAACCCGAACACGTCGCACTTGTACGTGTCGATCTTCAACTCGAGCATCTTCATCTCCTTCACCACGTCGGACCTCTCCTCCTTGGTGATGTAGGGGTTGTTGAACTTGTTGTTCAACTCGTTCAGCATGTACTCGTCGGAGGTCTCCGACAACATCTTCGGGAAGATCATCCCCTTCGTCTTGGACAACTGCAACGCCCTCACCAAGGAGTGCACGACCATGGTCTCCTGGAACTCGTACTTCCTGTTCATGCCGACGAAGTACTCCATCGTGAACTGGTTGTACGCCTTCATGTCGGAGATCGACAAGTTGAAGTTCAAGGCGTTCTTCTCCATCTCCGAGTTGATCTCGTTGCTGTCCATCTTCAACATGTCCTTGAAGAAGGTCTCCTTCATCTCCAACAAGGTCTTGTCGAGCCTCGAGGGCAACTCGAACCAGTACTTGCCGGTCGACTCCTCCGAGAACGGCACCGTCCTCTTCATCTTGCTCGACGGGAACGTCTTCTCGGCCGTGTACAGGTTGTAGTAGAACTTCTTCAACTCGTCCGAGTTCTTGGTGTTGAACATGTTGACCTCGAGGCCGAACAGCATGGTCTCGACCGGCATGTTGGAGGGGAAGAAGCCCAGCTGGTAGGGCAACAAGTCCTCCTCGCAGTTGAACCTGTACTTCAACAACGAGATCAGGTTGTCGTCGTACTTGTAGTACCTCTTCAACTGCATGGAGGCCAACTTCATCATGACGTTGATGGTCGTCAGGTAGACGCCGTGCTCGAAGGCCCTCCTGATGTTCGAGTTCATGAACACCACGGCCTCCTCCGGGGAGGTCAAGTCGGGGATGGAGTTCGAGGTGTAGATGTCCTTGATCGTGGCCCAGACCATCCTCTTGCCGATGGAGAACAACGAGTTGAACTCCGAGATGATGAAGTTCAACCCGGACTTCTTCCAGTTGGTGTGGATGTTGGACAACCTGTTCAGCGAGTCGTACATGAAGACGTAGGCCTTGATGGAGCTGTTGATCACCGACAAGTTCTTGCCGTACATCATCATGCCGATGGTGGTCGAGTCGTCCGACGACTTCATGACCTTCTGGTACATCGACGTGTGGAACCTCTCCATCATCACCTCCTTGATGATCTCCTCGTTCATGTCGTCGGTCACGCAGTGGTACAAGCTGGACAAGAAGTGGAACATGCCCTGGCCCATCCCGGACGTCAGCTCGACGACGTAGTTGTTCTCGTAGGCCTGCTGCCTGAAGGACTCGGTCCCCTCGTTGTACTCCGTCAAGTTCTTGTCCTTGTTCTCCCACTTCCTCTTCAGGTCGTCCGGGACCAGCATCTTCTTCGACGAGAACGAGGAGATGACCGTCAACAACAACTCCTTCATGTCCTTGTTGATGTCCCAGTTGTAGACGAAGTGCATGAAGTTCTCCATGACGAAGGAGGGGGACCACTTGGACGCGTCGGCGTTCATCGAGAAGAAGAGCGAGTTGTTCCCCTTCTTGACGGACGACCTCATGGCCTCCCTCATGTCCGCCAACGTGTCGGACTGCGTCTCGGCCTTCTGGTGGGTCTTGGTCAACATCTCCTTCTCGTGGATCTTGCACAAGTTCTTGGAGTAGGTCTCCAAGAACTTCACCACGATCCTCAACTTGATGGACTGTATCAAGATCTCCCTGGGCCCGCCGATCTGCGCCTTGGGGAAGATGGCGAAGATGGCGTCGACGTGGGTCATCGACTGGCACATCTCCAAGAGCACGTTGGTGGACAACATGTCGACCTCCTCGAACAACGTCAAGAACGACCTGGACTTCACGATCCTGTTCGTGAACTCGAGGGCCTCGGACTCGTACGGCCCGGACTTCAAGGACGAGGTCATCATCATGGCCGAGTTGACCACCGCGTTGATCGACATCATCTCGGCCTCCTTCAACTTGACCTTGTTGACCTTGTCCTGGAAGAACCTCTTGGTGGAGATCACGACGTACTTCTTGTCGAAGGTGTGGAACTCGTCGTCCTTGTTCAAGAAGTTCTCCACGTCCTCGATGTTCCCCCTGCTCTCCTCCGTGTTCTTGATCTTGTCGAAGTGGTTCTCCATGACCTCCTGCTTGTTGACGATCTGCTTGTTCCTGTGGGAGTTGAAGCCGGCCTCCTTGTCGAACAGGTTGCAGAGGTACATCTCGTCCATGACCCTCGAGAACTCGATGAGCGTGTCCAAGTCGAAGAACGACGGGAGGTGGAACCTGTCGTAGTCGTTCGACGTGTTGGTCATGTTCAAGATCCTGTCGTTGGTCATGTTCTCCGCCTGGGGCAACATCTTCATGAACCAGTCGAACTGGGTTATCCTCACGTAGGCGGCCCCGTAGGAGCGCACGGGGCCCTCGAAGATCTCCTTCGCCAACTTCTTCCTGTTCGACACGTAGGAGGTGATGGAGTGCACCAAGTACCTGTTCAACTGCAGCGAGGTGCTGGTGTCCCTCTTGTTCTCCATCAAGATGATCAAGTACATCATGTTGATCTTCGTCCTCAAGTTCATCGTCTTGTTCAGGTTCTTCGAGTTCTCCTTGTCCTTGTCCAAGATGGAGGACAACAGGGAGATCGTCACCTCCTTCATCTTCGCGAAGTGCCTGATGTCGGTGATGGAGGCGGACAACCACTTCGTCCACACCATGTTCCTGTCCTCCTCCATCTCGATGAACGAGTGGATGATCTTCGAGTTCGTCAACATCAAGTTCTTCTTCGGGATGATCAGCCTGTACCTGATCTGCTTCTGGGACGTCAACTTCGAGCCCTTCTTCACCATCAAGTAGTAGTTGCCGAAGTTCTTGGACACCGTGTGCCCCGACGAGCTGTTCAAGATGTGCCTCCTCCCCTCCATGTAGCACAAGTTCTCGAACAAGTCCGACATCGACGTGATCATCGCCCACGCGTTCGTCTTCATGAAGTCCTGGATCTCGGGCTCGAACGTGTTCGGGCTGATGGGGTTGTAGAACTTCATGTCCGCCGTCTTGCACATGTACTCCGCCAAGTCCTCCATCATCATCTTGTCGAACTTGTAGTTGATGCCGACGCCCTCCGTGTTGTAGAACTCGGACTCGATGTGCTCCTCGGACTTCTTCTCGTCCTGGAAGTCGAAGTCCCCGTGGTAGTAGACCGTGCCGTCGTCGGTGTAGTCGAACTCGCCGGCCAACGCCATGCTGTTCCCCCTCAAGTAGAAGGGCATGTTGTCCTCGTTGTTCAACCAGAACGGGGCCTTGAACAACTTCGGGATCTTGAAGTCCGTCCTCGACTCGGCGGCCTTCCTCTTGTTCGCCTCGTTCTTCATCATCTTCCACATCGAGGCGTTGATCCCGGAGTAGGAGTTGGAGAACATGTTCGAGAAGGAGTCGGGGTAGGACTCCTTGCTGATGAACGACACCATGGCCGACTTCACCTTCTTCTTGTACTCGTCCACGTCCAACTTGGAGGTCTCCTCCAAGTCCTGCACGATGCTGGTGTCCATGAAGTAGACCTTGTCCTTCTTCTTCCCCCTCATGTCCTTCCTGGAGTCGGCCACGTCGACGGCCTTCATCCTCTTCCCGTTCAACTTGTTCTTGGCGGAGATGTTGATCAACGAGTTGAAGATCTCGAGGTTGGACTCCGAGTCGGTCTCCAAGATCTCGTCCTCCTTGTCCGACATGGCCTTGAACTTCTCGTAGGAGGGGTCGAGCTTGACGGCCCTCTGCATCTCGAAGATGAAGTCCAAGATCTCCGAGGACGCCAGGGAGTTCCTGATGTACTGGTACTCCCTGGGGATCTGGAACTCCGACCTGTTGGTGATCTTCCAGACGATGGCGTCGCTCTTGTAGGTCTCGTTCATGAACTCCGAGAAGCCCGTGGCCAAGCTGTAGTACTTCTTGATCTTCTTGTCCCTGATGAACCCGGCGTTCGACGTCGTGACGGAGAAGTCCAAGATGATGTTGTTCTCCTCGTCGATGTAGTCGGGGGTCTTGTTGTGGTCCTGCCCGTAGTAGTTGTACTTGAGCTGCAGGTTCACGTCCGTGTTCTCGATGTTCTTCACGTTGATGAGCGTCAAGCAGACCTGCGAGAAGATCTCGTGCCTGGACCTCTCCCAGTACTTGAACCTCGAGTACGTCAACTTCTCCTTGAAGTTCTCGGTCAGCAACGTCTTGTAGTCCGACTTCAAGTCCGCGACGTTCTCGCCCTTCTTGAAGGTCCTCTTCTGGTAGATGTTGTTCGCCAAGTTCATCAAGAGGTCGTACTCCTCCTGGGTGTCGGTCATCATGGACTGCAACTCCTCCATGTTCTGGTAGTTCCTCATGGGGAACCTGATCTTCGTGGAGTTCTCGAGCAAGTCCATGTAGATGTTCGTCTCGCTGAACCTGGGGTAGAACCTGGACGAGAAGACCTTCTTCTTCCTGTTGGTGGACAACAGCATCATGAAGTAGTTGGTGGGCTTCAAGTTCACGACCTCGCACAAGGAGTACAGCTTCGAGTAGCCCGAGGAGTCCGCCTTCCTCGAGACCACGTCCCTGAAGTACTTGTCCTGGTCGAAGGCGTCGGTGAAGCTCATCTCCTGGGTGAACTCCGCGGTGCTGTCGTTCAACATCTTCACCAAGAAGTCCTCCATCGTCGAGGTCGTCAAGTTCAACGTCTTCTTCATCTCGATGGGCATGTAGAACTTGTTCGGCGTCACGACGATGTTGTCGGAGAAGATGGCGCCCGGGAGGTTGGACCTGTAGAAGTCCACCTTGAAGGTCTTCAGCATGTAGTAGACGGCCACCGACTCCCTCACCTTGAGGTAGTGGTAGACCTTGGACAACTTGTCGACGTCCATGGTGTCGTTCTAGATGATCTTAATAGTAGCC